CGCTCAAAAGCAGCAGCTTGAGTCAGAAATGCAGGCTTGGAAGCAGGAGCAGGAAGCTCAAAAGCCCTCCCCGGAAAAGTACGAAGCATGGGCCGCGCAGCAAATGGTCGCTGCCGACCAAAAGATCAAGGAAGCAGACAAACTTGAAAACGACGCCGAATTTGACAAGGCAGAGGCTTTGCGCGACGAGGCGAAATTCCTCAAACGCGATGCCGCTTCCGCAATCAAGACCGCCGAAAACCAGAGGAAGAATCCCCCCGAGCTAATTCAGCAGAAATCTCAAGAGCAGTTTATCGCCAACCAGAAAGAGTGGGTGAACAAAGCTGCGATTGATTTTCCTGAATTTGCAAAGAAGGATTCGCAGGTCCAAAAGGACGCCGCGGCTTACTACAATCAGATTGTGGCAAGCGATCCAAGCGTTACCAAGCTCCCTGGGTTTGTTTATTTCTGCGCCGAACGTGCTTCTTTGAAGTCTGCCGCTGACCGTGTGCCTGGCTTGACTAAGGAACTGACAGAAACCAAAAAACGGCTATCTCAGCTTGAAGCAATGACCAACCCGTCTCCGTCAGGTGGTGTGACTAAAATGCCTTCAGGGAAATCCTATTTGGATCTTTCTCCTGAAGAACAATTCAACCAACTGAAGCAAGACGCGTCGGTTCTTTACTGACCGCTGATACGCCACAAACAAAATTATGGCCTTAGTATCAACAACGAATCCGACAGATTTTTCAAATCGTAGACAACAGTACTTCAGCCGCGAACTGCTGAAGGAACTGGAATTCAACCTCCGCATGGCTCAGTTTGCCGACCAGAAGTCCGCTCCTAACAGCGGCTTCCTCGCCTTGCGTTTCTTCCGCGCTCGTAAAGCCAAACGCGCAACCGCCACCCAAGGCCCAACCAACTTGACTGAGGGTTTGGTCAACAACAACAGCGCTCTTCGCAAGACGGAAGTCAGCGTTGGCACGTTGGACTGTTACCTCAATCAACGGGGCGATGATTTCGAAATCAGCGATATCGTCCGTGCAACGGATATTCTGGACACGCTACAGGTGTACATGAAGACCCTCGGCAAGGACGCTGCGCTGGATCTGGATCAGGTTATCACCAATTCAATCATGGGTAACGCGACCACCACAAACTTGGCCAAAGGCCTTGGCTTGGGTGCCGCTCAGACCACGCTCTACGGGTCGAACAACACCTACGGCATCGGCAGCGCCAACTACTTTGAGCGTTTTGCCGGTGTGGTGAACACAGGCACCAGCTCCACGGACTTCAACACGTTGGCCGGTCTGTCTGCTGCCAACAGCAAGTTCACCCGCCTGGAACATCTCCGCGCCCTCACCCAGCTGCGTGCGAATGACGTGCGCCCGCCCGATGGCAAGGTGTTCCCCGTGGCCGTGCCTCCGCAGGTCATGTATGACATCCGCCAAGACGGCACGCTGATTAGCGCGTTCACCTACCGCGACAACGCCAAGCTCTACAAGTATGAAGACTTTGAGTTGGACGGCGGCGCGTTCCTCAGCCACACCAACCCTTGGATTGAGGCGTCCGGTGGTTACGGCACTTTCAACACCGCTGGCAACATCTTCTCCCTGCTTTACATTGGCGACGATGCTTTTGGCACTGTGAAGCTGTCCACGAACATCGCCGGCGGCGATCCCACGGCTCCCAAGATCACCATCTTGGATCAGGCCGACAAATCCGACCGCTACAACCAAGTTGTGGCTGGTAGCTGGAAGTGCTTCTACGGGTCGATCCTCAAGATCACCAGCGATCCGTCTGACGTGCCTCACGTTGTCGCTCTCCGCTGCCATAGCTCCTTCCAGTGAGATTGAGCGGGTGGTGACGGTATAACGGGGATTGGGTTGGCAGGGGTCTGCCAGCCCTTTCCCCCAAACAAGTAGAAAGGATCAATTTTATGGCTTACAAAGACGACGACAAAAAGAAAAAAGGCGGTGACGGGATGGATGCTTTGATTGTGGCTGTGGGCAAAGGCGACAAAGGCGGTAAAGGCAAATCCAAAATGGATGGCGACGCTGATGACATGGGCGGCATGATGAGCGGACCCAAGGGCATGGAAGCCCCTGCAATGACCGGAGACAAAGGAATGGGCAGCGCCGTTAGCGCGGAGGTCTGCGTGCCGGTGTCCTCGCTCAGTTCTCCTGGTGAAGACGATCAGATGACGTCCCCTGCTGAAGGCGACATGGTTCAGTTTCAAACCGAAGGCAAAATCAGCCGGGTTGAAGGCGACAACGCATACGTCACCGTGACGAGCGTCAACGGCAAACCCATTAGTGATGAGGGGGCCATGACAAAATCAACCCCTGAAGATTCGTCCATGGACGAGTTTGCCCAACTGAAATCTGAAGCGGCTGGAATGAACATGTAATGTTATGAACCACGCAACACGAACCATTGGGGATGCAACATCTGTCGTTGGCAGATGGGGAAGCGAAAGCACAACTCTTCGACCTGAGAAGTTGATGGACGTGCTTGTGTTTAACAGCAGCGCATCCCTGCTTTACATGCAGGTGTTTGACATTCCAAACAGCGTCATTGCGTTTGGAACAAAATACAGTGTGTCAGGAGCCTCAACTCCTACAACCGTTGCATCAACGTCATACACGTATGTGTTTGGCGCAAACGACACGTCAATCACCAACGGATCGACAACGTATTACAAAAGCAGTTCTGTAACAGGATCTGTTGTTTTGGGAACGGACAACCTTACCGTTACGTTTACTGATGATTCGGTAACCCACGGTTTTACCACTGGTGACACCATCGCAATTACAGGAATTCTTCCTGCGACTCCGTTTAACGGAACCTACACAGTTACCGTAATTGATACGACGACTTTCAGTTACAAACTGCAAGCGGTTGCAACTTCTAAAATCACCAGCTCATCATCCATAACCGCTACGAAGACTTTGCAAACGGCCACGTTTACCACGTCTTCTACTACGGTGACTCTTGCTGGAACCGCAAGCGCAACGATTACAGGTTTGCTTTACAAAACGCTGCTTCCTCAAATTCAAATAGTCCCGGCGTCAACAGCCGTTCCAAAATTCTCGTTTCCAGTTCAACCTGGGTTGGGCGGCACTTTGGGCCGATCTGTGGACATGGTTGGAATCTATTGCGCTTGGTCCACTACGCAAGCCACGTTTACAGCCACTTCTGCAAGCGGTTCAATCGCCATCATTCTCAAAGGATGAAATCCAAAATCATTGCCGCTGCCGCGTTGTTTGCGTGCTTGAGCGTTCAAGCGCAATTCGGTAGCGGCACTGGTTCTTACGGCACCATTGGCGGCAACACATTCACCACGGTAGACAATACCACCAACTCCTACGTTGTAGGAACCCTCTACACGGCACCAGCGCAACGCGGGCTGCTCGTTGGGACCGCTGTAATGACTGCACCAACTGGTGGCTCTGCTGGCGATCCTGTGATAAACGTGGGATACACCAACGGATCAGTGGGGGCATTTTTTCAAATACGAGGCGCTCACAACGGGGCGTTATTTTCTGGAACCAACAGCGTTCCTTTTACCATTCCGTTGGCCGCTAATGCCACGTTCAAGTTCAATCAAGCAAGTGAATCTGGGGCGTCTGCCTACATCACAAACGTCATGTTCTGGTCATTCTGATTTATGAAATGGAAAATCTCTCTGTTGATCTTTTTGAGTTCGTTGGCGTCTTCAATGGCGCAATTTGGTAGTGGAACCGGATCTTACGGCACGATTGGCGGCACTTCGGTCACCAACGGATTGACTGGAAACAGCAACAACTTCTACGGCACATTTGGAACGATTGTTCAGCCGGTTTATTCCACTACGGCAAGTTTGATAGTGTCTGGAATCACCAATGTCACTGGAATATCTGAAGCTTTGAGTCATTACAACGGAACATATTATTGGAGCAACGGATTGCCGTCCCAAGGTCTTTGGGTTAAGGGAAACACAAACTTTTTTGGCTATTTTAGCGATGGATTTTCTGGGCCTTGCTTCACGACAAACATATCCAGTGGAGCAGCTTCTTTTATTGGCGATTACAACGAAACATGGATTCCGTTTTCTGGGTCGTTATTTAGCTCATCAATTGGCGTAAAAACATTCACTTTTCAAAACATCGGCGGTTCTTCAGACACCGAAACCGCAACATTCACATTGCCAATATCAACCGCCGCTGCCACCAATCTATTCACTCCAACGGCAATTTCGCTCATGGCGGCAAGCGGCAACACAAATTTGCTAATCTCAAACAATGACCCTTGGTTCACAACAGACAAGAATCCCACGCTCGATGTCAGCGGATCTGTGGATCAGGCATTGGTGGTTAAGGGGTCGGTATATGTGACCGGCACGTTTAATGGCAATGGCGGTGGGTTGACAAACATTAGCGGGGCATCAGGCGGTGGAGCGACCAATCTATTAAATGTCCGGCTGTATCCATACACCCAAGCCACAAACATCAGCATCTCATTGCCCAGCAGCGCGACTAACATCTCGCAGCTCACCTACGCCATATTGGCCACCAACAACATCTACTTTGTCCAGCCGTCCAACCTCGTCGCTGGATTCAGCTTCTTGATCGACTGGCGACAAGATAGCACCGGCGGACGAACGGCCACATGGAACACCAACTTCTGGAAGTTTCCATCGGCGCAGATTCTGACAATGACAACCAACGCAAATTCCGCATCGCTCATCTCATGCGTGGTTGGTCAATACGCCACCAACATTTTTGTCATTCAATCCCTCAACTTCCAATGAGATACTTAATTGCATTGCTGCTGTGCTGTTCGATGCTGATGGCCGCGCCGCCTATTGGCTACAACGATCCGACGATTGGCGGGTTGGTGGCGTGGTGGGCGATGAATGAAGGGACTGGGACGGTTACGACTGCCGATTTGTCTGGCAATGGCAACACCGGCTATCTTACCAATTCTCCTGCTTGGACAAATGGGGTGGTGAGAAGTGGGTTAAGATTTAATGGTGTTCAATCATTAACATCAGGAACTTATATTGGAATTCCCAATTCACCATCTTTGCAGCAGATTCAATCAAATATAACAATTTCGGCGTGGTTTAATGCAAGACCTTCTGTAAATCTTAATGGAGGAGCTATAATTGGTAAAACATATGGAAGTTTCATTTCTCCATATCAATGTTTTGCAATCGGTATTGATCCCGGAATAAAACCTGCCGCAGCTATTGGTGATGGAACAAATAGAACATTGTTTACAATTAATGGATCTTTAACAACAAACAGTTGGTATAATTTTTCATTAACTTATAATGGCTTACAAATGATTATTTATACAAATGGAATTTTTGCTGAAGCAACTAATACATCAATCAAAATAGCAACAAATAATGTTCCGGTTGCTATTGGATCTCAGACGTATCTTACAGATGCATATAATGCTGTATTTGATGGAATTTTAGACGACATTCGCCTCTACAACCGCGCACTTTCCTCCGGCGAAATTCTCAAACTCTACAACGGTGGTTACGGTTCACAAAAATAGCCTATGAAAAAACTCCTTCTATCCTTGCTCCTAATCTCATCCGCCGCACTCGCTCAGGATGTGCCGCCGGTTGTCGATCCGACTCCTGCGCCGCCAGTCGCTCCGTCCATCAACATTTCCAGCGTGACCAATGTCGTCACCATCGTGGATCCGATCATCCTGACCGCCGATCAGATGGCGGGGATCATCGCAATGATTCAAAGCAGTGGCATCTCAGCCAATGTGCCGATCACCACGAACAATTTGAATCGGGTGAGCGTGATGAAGAACGTTGATGGGACGTTCACTGTGAGGATTTCGGTCAACTAGCCAAGAATTTATGAACCGAATACTGGAAGACTTCAAAGCGATGGGCGCTGCCGCGGTTGGCATTGGCAGTCAATATGCCCCGCTTTCCACTTGGGTTCAGATTTCGCTTGGCCTTCTTTCCTGTATTTACCTGTTTATCCGAATTGTAAAAGCGATTCGGGATTGGGATCAAAAAGACCGTAATGATGACATTTTATGAATAAAGATCAAACAACCGCACTCGTCCACGGCCTGATTAAAATTGTTGGGTCCGCATTGGCAACTCACGGCTTCACCAAAGCCGCAGGCACCTTGAATTCCGAAGACGTCATTGGGGCCATCGTCATGGTGATTGGCGTCATCCTCGCCCACACCGCCACCGGAGCTAAAAGCTCTCCTCCTGCTCCGCCAACCGCAGGCACCGGCACCACGACCATCGTCGGGCTTCTGGCCCTCATTGTTTTTACCGGTTGCTCCAACACGGTCTACAAGGGGGCGCAGAACCAGACGCTCATCACCGAGCGGTTTTTTGGCATCAAAGTTACGGCCACCAGCGGCAGCGGCACGCCTGAGGTTTGCCTAGGCGCGGGTTCATCCACCTTTGCTGTCAACCCCGTCAGCACCAATACGCTTTATGCTGCCCCGTCGTTTAGCACCGTGGAGTTCAGCCAGAGCTTGAACCCATTTGCCACGTCGGGATCTGAAAGCGCCGGTTGGGGGAATGTCAGCGTGAATCTGTCCACCAACGCCACGGCGCAATCTGCCACCATCCTGCCCAAGTTGCCGATCAAACTTAAATGAAGACTCACAAGCGTTACGGGTGGATTCGCCAACGGCCGGACTTCCGAGATCGAAAGTTTTCGGTGCCGCCTGCTTTGACGGACTTGCCTGCGCGGGTGGATTTAACGCAGACCGAGTTCATGCCTCCAGTTTACAACCAAGGGGACATTGGCAGCTGCACGGCAAACGCCATCGCCGCCGCCATTGATTACGAGCGGGCCAAACAAGGGCTTCCGTTCCTTACCCCAAGCCGATTGTTCATTTACGCCAATGAGCGCATCATGGAACAAACCAGCCTGTCCGAAGACAGCGGTGCCCAAATTCGAGACGGAATCAAAAGCGTAAGGGATAGCGGGGTCTGTTCAGAATCCACATGGAGCTATTCCGAGGATTTCTCCACCAAGCCCTCCCAAGCCGCCTACGACGAAGCGCTAAAGTGCAAGGTCTCTTCATACCACGCGGTTGGCCAAACGCTGTTGGAGATCAAAGGAGCGCTTGCGGCAGGGCTTCCTGTCACCTGCGGGATCACGGTTTACGAGTCGTTTGAATGGCCGTCCGTGACCGAAACCGGTTTTGTTCAGATTCCCAAGCCCGAAGAGACATCGCTCGGCGGCCACGCCATCCTGCTGGTGGGCTACAACGAGGCCGACAAGGAGTTTTTTGGCCGCAACTCTTGGGGCTGCAACTGGGGTCAGCACGGGTATTTTGCCATTCCCTACGATTACATCACCAATCCGCACCTCGCATCTGATTTTTGGGTCATCAGCAAAATTGAAACCGCATGAGCAAACTGCTTGAAATTCTACGCACGGGCCGAGCGCCTGGCTACAAATGCAACAACGACGCCGTGGACCATGAAAGCGTCTATCACAAGGGGCCAAAAGGGCTGAAAGAAGTCGAGAACCAGCCCAAGTGGAAAGGTGGTCCCAATCACAGTTCCAAGGACATCGCCAAACATTTTGGCATGAGCCGGGACTTCATCAAACACACATGGTCCAAAGCAGTCCCACTCTTGGCGTTCATGATGTGTTTGTCCGCGTTTGGGTCCGGTGAGATCACACCAGGATACGTGTTCACCACCACCGCATCTGCCGACACCCTTGGTAAGCTGGTAAGCCAAGCCACCATTGGCCCGACGTTCTACAGCGCCAAGACTGCAATCACCACGCCGTCGTTAAACGACACGCTGCTCGCGCTTCAGAACGGGACTCTTTACCAAGAAAGCGTTTCGACATTCTTCAAGCCTTTGATCGCAAATCAGACCACGCTCTCCGGCGCTGCGAATGTTGGGGATCAGTTGCTCATCTACAGCACCAACTCCCTTGGAAATTACAGCGTCACGGTGAGCAATCTTCTCAACGGAAGCTCAATCATTAACGCCAGCAGCTTGACGTTTGGCAACAGCAACGGGTTCAACCTTGGCAGCTACAGCGGAAGCCTTTTCAGCACCAATGACCCTCCTTACATCTCGATTTACGGCACAAACGGAATTCCAAAGCAAATCGCTTTGACCAACCTGATCGCCAACGCGTCCGGAAACCTTGGAACAAACCTTTTGGTGCCGTATCACTTCACGCAGATATTTCGCCCGTATGATTACGGCTGGACGAATTTTTACACAAACGTGTGGGGCAACTACACCAACACGTTGGCGATCACCAACCTCTACGTCTACACCAATGGCACTCAGTTTCCGTATCCGACGCTGGTGGACACCGACACGGTTCCGGTTTATTCCTTCACGCAAAAGACAAACACAACCGCCACGCTTGCCGCAGTTTATCAATACATGACCAACCGAACATCCAACCTTGGGTTGCCGTCATACACTTCTGCCCGCGTTCAGTTTCAAGGCATTGCAAACAGTTTGTTGGTAAGCAACAACGCTTCTGGAACGACAATACAAGTCAGCAATAATCCAAGTTTTTCATTCACCGCTGGCACGATTTATCCGATGCTTTTGATGACAAACACAACGCAAACTCAAAAGATATTTTTGAACGTGTATACCAACCAAATTGTGTATGTGATTCCACAAGCAACCAACACCACCGTGTTCCAAGTTTACAGCAATTACACTTCCGCGTTGGCTGTAACAAATCCAATGGCTGTCAATCAACCTGGTTCTGGCGGGTTCAATTTTCTCTCTTTTGTAACGAACTACACCGCCTACAACTGTGATGTGATTCCCGTGGTAAACGTATTGCCCGGCGCTTCAGGCCCAACGTATTTGCCCGGTGTTTACGACGTGTTTTTCAGAACAAACTCGTTAACCACAAACTATTACGTGAACGGAAGCTCAACGCTCGCCTCTGGAAGACCAGGGATTGTATTCATAGAAAACCAAAACATATCAGGCGCTGGCGGGTATCTTCCGTCAACAAACCAATTTAGAGTTGGGTCCGGAGATCAAAACATTGCAAGCCCTTACGTAGCCAACTCCAGTTTGATGCACGTCATTGTAAACCCACAATAAAATGAACCTCGCCACCATCGCAGACCTCATCGGCAAACGCAGCGGCCTTGTTGGTGCAAACGATGTGCTTGCCGCCAAAGCGTTTCTTACCATGCGGCACGACCAGCTTTACAGGTCGTTTCTTTGGAAGGATTCCCTCATCACCTACGTTGTGCCGATCCAAGTAGACGCAAGCGCCTACCTGCTCACCGATCCTTACATGCCATCCAAAGGCCAGCTGCTGATGCCCACGGACATGCAACAGGTCGTTGCGGTGAGGACCAGCGAGGATTATCTCAACGTGGAGCGCCCGATGGTTTACTACCGGATCTCGCAAGATCAGTTTTCCAACACCGGGGCGCCGGTAGAATACTACGGATTGCCAAGATGCGTTTGGGAAACTGATGTGGAATGCAGTTGGTTTTTAAGAAGCCAGCCATCGGACGACGGAAAATCTGTCATTTTTGAATACACAGGATCGGCAGCTGAATACTACGGTGGTCTTGCAAAAGTGGACACCGCGGATTTTGACTCAACTCAAGATCACGCGTTTGCTGGAAAATGTTCAAAAATAAACTACATCACCCCTTCCGCAACATTGTCAGGGTCCGCGTCGTTGCTTGTGGCCCCGGGCGACACCGTTGATCCCACCGGAGCTATTGGACCGGTGAGCCAATTAAACGGGCTGGACAAAGGCGGTTCGCAATTTCCGCAACGGGAGCAAGTCCGGTTTGTCCAGATTCCAAACAAAGCCACCACCATCCGCGTTCTTGGAAAGCGCACGCCTCCCAGGTTTACGGCAGACACCGATGTGCCGGGCATCCACGGGCTGGACGCCATTGTGTTTGCCCTTGCCTACTACGACATGTGCTTGCGTGACGAGCGCAGTGCAGAAGAGGCAATGGCCTCCGCGGCTGAGGCTGTCGGTCCTCAATATCTGAGCAACGGAATTGCCGGTGGTTTTCTCAAAAAGCTCATCGAGGAAGAAGTGGAGCAGGGAGCATACAACACTCGCATCATGCCTGAGAGCGGGTTTGGTGGTGACGAGTATTTCTTTGGGCCGTATCCTACCAAGAGTCAACCTTATTGAATCATGGCATCTCAACGGCAATATGATCGGATGAGAAATTTTGGCGGCGGGGTGGACGCGTTCCGACCTGCTGACGAACTCAAGGATTCTCAATGCCAGTTGATGAGCAACGTGATTGTGCGCGACAACTTCAGCGTCCGCACGCGGCCAGGGTTTCAGGCAGTTGATTCGCTTTCGCACACATGGGCATCTGCTGTTGTCGCCAACGCAACCATCACCGGAGGTGTTCAAGGAATGGCGTTCTACAACCCGTCAACCACCGCTTCAAAGCTGTTGTTTGTGGGAGTTGGAAACAAGTTGTTCACTTGGGACAATTCAAATTGGGCATACGTCACGGCGGCAAATTCGTTTGTTCCAAGCGCTTCGTTCACGGCAGAGCAAGGAGTGAGCGGCATCATTTTCTCGGACGGCAGCGGCGTTCCTGTTTATTTTGACGGCACGACTTGGACCAAATACTCAGATGCTACGGCAGGTGAAGAAATCGTTATCACAGGCTGCACGATGTTCAAATGGTGTGGCGGTCGCATGTGGGCGGCTGGAAACACGTCACTTTCTGACACCATTTGGTTTAGCAAATTGCTTGAATATAGGCCCAAAAGCCTTGCAACAACTACGAGCTGGGGAACATCAGGATCTGGTTACGGAAGCACCCGAATTGGAACCGGAAACGGGGATGCGATCACCGCCTTGGTGCCGATGCAAAACAACATCTTGTGCGTTTTAAAAGCCAGTTCGGTTTGGCTTGTAAACGTGCAGCCGGGGTCGACAAATCCAAACGGAACAATCGGATCTGGTTGGAGCGCCACAGAAGTTGGCAGCAGTATCTCTATGGCGTCCGGATGCGTTGGGCCATACGCTGCGGTGATGTATGAAAACGACGTCATGTTCATGAGTCAAGACGGCGTCAGGAGCGTCCAAATGATGCAGGCTTCTGCGGGTCAATATCAGCTTTCCGCCGCTCTCAGCACTCCTGTCCAGCCAATCATTGACCGGATCAACTGGCCATACGCCAACCTGATCAGGGCCGTAAAATACCGCCACTTGGTGCTTTGGTCGGTGCCTTTGGACAATTCACTGGTGAACAATTACGTGATCGTCTACAACGGCCGCCTAGGCGCTTGGACGGGCTATTGGACCGGTGTTCCGGCCAACGCAATGGTGGCAACAAGGTTCAACAACACAAACGAGCTTTACGCTGGCGGTTCAGACGGTTCTGTCAAAAAGTGGGCTGATGCCCAATCAAACCTGAGCACCGACACGACGTATGTGGATTCATCCCTGACCACATCTCCCTACACCACCCCGATAAACACAGGGATCCCGTGGGAAGTGGACACTCGGTCGTTCAGCTTTGGCAACCTTGACGCCAGCAAAAAGCCTCGGGCTGTCTTGTTTCGCTTCACCGCTGGAAATTGCTCGGTCAGCTACACTGCCACGGCGGACCTCATGGATGACGATGCTTGGACCAACAACGTGGAGCCAAGCAACCTCAACAACCTTTACTCCGGCAACCTTTTGAACCCAGATGGCAGTTTGGGCGGGTCATTCCTGCTGTCATCCTCTTCTCCCATTGAAACTTACCGCAGTCTGGAGGGGCTGTCGTATTTCAACGAGATGTATTTCAAAATCTATTCCGCTGGTTCTGGGTGGATGGAGTTGAGGAACATCACCGTCACCGCGTTCTTGAAATCGGTTAAGGATCCAAACGCATGATCAGCGAAATGAAAGAATTTGCCGGTTTGAAGGCTCACTTGGATCAACTTGAGGCGTTTTGCCTTGAGAATCGAGGCAAGACAATGCCTTGGGCCAATGACCGCAACCTCCTTCGCCAATATTTGGAGTTTTGCCATTTTACGGGTAAGGTGGCGGTGTTGAGCAAAGACGGGAAAATCAACACGGCGATCTTTTGGTGGCCTGATCATTTTGAACACATTGAGGCAAAGCACGTCAACGGCATGAGCCAATTTGAGTGGAGGCCGATGGTCAACAACGCGGATTCCATTTTTGTTTCCGACGTCATCGGGTGCCACAAGGGTGTGAAGCAGATAGCAGCCAACGTGGTGTTGATGGACAAGCGCATAATGGGCATGCCAAAATACACATACCGGCACGGTAAACTATTGAAAATATCAAACAAGCTCTTCATGAGGGCTATTTTTGGAAAGCAATAATATGGGTGGATCACCGAAAATATCAGACCCGAACGAAGCGGCGGCGGCAGGGGTTCAGCGCCAGACGCAGCTCTACCCTTACGAATACATGATCAACGCCCTTTCCCAGCTTGGGCAAAAGGGGACCGCAATCAACCCGGTGACCGGAAAGCCTGTCGCCCTTGACTTCACGGGACAAGGAACCGCCGACGTCCAAAACGTGTTTCAGGGCCAGATGGCCAAGACTCTTTTGGACATTCAACAAGGGATGGGGCCGCAATTTGTCGCTCAGCGTCTAAATGAACTGAAGCAGTCTGACCCTACCGGTTACGCCGCTTACCAGCAGTTGTTTGAACAAATCCAGCAGGAAGCCAATCAAGGAGGGCCAAACCTCCAGCTTTCAACGGACACCCAAAATCAAATTCAAAACGTCTTGCAGGCCAGCAAGCAGCTCACGCCCGAGGAGTTGTCGCAAGTTCAGCAAGGGGTCAGAGGAAACCAGGTGCAAAGCGGACTCTACCTTGGGGCCATGCCAGCGCAACAAGAGGCATCCGCTGTGGTGAATGCGTTGGATCAAAAGCAAGCTGGCGCACAAAAGGAGGCGCAATCATTCCTTCAGGCTGGAATCAGCCCGTCCGACATCCAATATCGCAAGACTCAACAGGACATGGCAAACCTTGGGGCGTTCATTGCCGGCCAGAATCCCACCGCCCAGTTCAGTTCGATTGCGGGCGCTGGTCAAGGCGCTGCCCCTTATCCAGACACCGGCTATTCAACGCCCACCATGAACCTCGGTCAAATGGCGGGTCAAGGCATTCAAGAGGCCAATCAGGCGTATGGGATTCAGAACCAGTATTCTCAGTCTCAAGCCAATCCTTACATGGCCGGGCTGTCCACCGCGTTGCAAGGTGCGTCAACCGCTGCGGGATTGGGATGGCAACCGTTTCAACAGTCGTTCACCGCGCCTTCAGCGCCTGCTGGAACCGTAACATATGGCGGATCCTCTTACGCGCCCGGGGCCGCGCCCGCCAGCGCATGGGGACAATAATGCTAATGGAATCGATTGTTCAATTAAAGACGCCTCACGAGTTTGCATTTGAATGTATGCAAACCGATGCCCAACGGGTGATCGACAAAATTGAAGACATCAGCGATCAACTTCCCCAAGTAGATTGCCCGTTGAATCATTTTTTTTATCCGGGACTTTACGTCAAAGAGCGCAGGTTTCCGGCGGGGATTTTGGTAACAACCCCAGTTCACACCGAGGAACATCCCTACACCATAGTGAGCGGCACTGCAGTTGTTTGGATTGAGGGGGTGGGTTGCAAAAAGTTGATTGGGCCTCATAATGGGGTGACAAAGCCTGGGACCCGAAGACTCATACTTTGCGAAACAGACGTGGTTTGGATGACGTTTCACCCCAACCCAACTGACACCAAAGACCTTGAAGAGTTGGACAAAAGGCTGTTTTATCATTGGAAGGAAGAGCGCAGGAAAATCAACCAATTAGCCTTGAAAGAACAAAATGATCAAAACGAACCGACAGTTTAATTTTCACAATTACAACGGTGATTTTCTGACTCCACAATTTGGAGTTTTTTTGTTTGAGGAGCCTCAATTTCAAGCTGGTGTTGCAACCGCAATAGCCGCAGTTGGCCTTGCCGCCAGCATTGGTGAATTTGCCTACACTCAAGCCAACCAGCCAAAAGCCCCCAACCTTGCAGCGTCATCGGCCGCAATGGCCGACCTTCAGGCACAACTGCTGCCTGTGGTTCGCGGGATGCAAGCCGCGGCTGAGACCGGCGGGGAATCTTTAAAGCCTGGCTTTACCCAAACGACGGTAGGCGGAAGCGAAAGGGCAAGAATTCAAGCTGAGATTGATGCCGTAAAGAAAAACCAGCCGTGGATGGGATCAAGAGCGGCAACGGCGCAAGCTGCAGCAGACCCCAATAGCCCCGGAAACAAAAAGAACTCGGCAGATATAGCAAGGCTTACCGAAGAGCTTAAAAACACGCCTGAAGGCGGCGGCGTGGTTTACAAAGACGATAAAGGGCGAACTGTTCCAAAAGAAAGCGCGATGGTCAGCTTTGCTGGGATGAGCCAAGCCGACATCCAAGGCGGGTTGATGAAGCAGATGGCCGAGGGCCAGCTTGCCAACGAAGCCAAATACGGGCCTGATTTTATCAAATCTGCTTTGGAACAAGAAAAGCTGGCCAACCCCGAGCAATTTGCCGCTCGTGAACAGCTTTACCAAGACATCCAAAAGCAGATTCAAGCGCCGCCCACAAGCCCGGTGGCCGCAGAGCTTCAGCAGCGAGCAGCCGCAAAGGTGGCAGCAGGATCTGGCCTGACGCCCGAGGAGCAGGCAATGCTGGACATCGCGGTCAAAGGGTCCACCGCCGCGCAGGGAGTTCCTGAAGGAACTGACTTTTCCAAGGCGCTTACCACAGGGATGGCCGGCACCCAAAGGCAAATGGCTTCAGCGGGAGCTGGGATGAACTGGTTGGCAAGCGGTCAGACACCAGAGGACATCGCCTACCGAGCGCGGCAGCAGAATCTAAGCAACCTGAGCAGCTACGTGGGCGGCAGAACGCCGCAAAGCCAGTTTAGGGCGCTTTCAGGGGCGCAACAGGGCGCAGCACCCATGGCGCAGGCTCCAGCCCTTCCTGGCTTCAATATGGGCGCTGGTCAGCAGGGCGCGGGAGCAGGACTTGCGACATATGGACAACAGGTGCAAGCTGCAATCAACACACCGAACCCTTGGATGGCGGGATTGAGCGGGGCGATGGGTGCCGCAAATGTGGCAGGAAAAGCCGGGTGGAGTCCGTTTGCCACTCAGAGCCAAACATCAGGCGTAGCCATTTAAAATTATGAATTACCGAGACATCGAAATGCTGAACCAGTCCATGAGCGGACTGGGCGATACATTGTTGCGAAACCGGATGATGGCCGAACAAAAGGCCGACAGGGCGCAAGCCGCGGCTGAACGAGCGCAAGATCGAGGCGACCGGCTGGCGGCTCAGAAGTTCAATCAAGAAGCCGAAAAAGAGCGTTTGAACCAGCAGGTGCTTGATCGGTTGGCAAACAACAGGATCCGTGAAGCTCAAGAGATGAGGGGGGAGGCGCAAGATACTGCCACTGCAGAATATCGTAAAGCTCAAGAGATGAGGGGGGCGGCGCAAGATACTGCTACTGCAGAATATCGTAAAGACACGCTAAAAGTGCAAAACGAGACGTTGAACGCGCAACGTAAGGCGCAGTCAGAAAAATCCAAAGATAAAAAAGCCGACGATTTGGCCGAATCAGCTAAAGAGTCTTTGGAGCAGTCTAAAAAAAATCTTTTGAGCTACATGAATTACATGGCCGAACAGGTGAAGAGTGGAAAGTCGGACAACGAATACGCAAACAATCACGTCTTGAATTGGTTTAGCTCTCTTCCAGAGGTGGAACAAAAAGCAATGATGACGCAACCGCTTTATCACATGATAAAGGACAAAACCTATAATTGGAAGGCTCACCCCACCCAAGGCGGAAGCGGAAGAAAGCCAAGCTCAACCAAAACTATTACAGGCCCACTTTTTGACGCTTTAGGAAATATGCGTGTTGATCCTAAAACAGGAGAGCCGATTACTTACACTAGAAAGGAAAAAACCAATTACGGCGAAGAAACAGATTCTTCATCTGCCCCTTCCTCTGTTGCAAAACCTCCCGCTTCCGAAGAAGCGGATCTCAGTCGCTTTAAAGTACTTGACGTAACTAAAAAGTTTCCTGGTTCCCCATAGGTTATGCCTGACTTTAAAATTCTGGACTCCAAAACCGGTGCGGAACTGACCATCACGGGGCCAGAAGCGCCCACGCCGAGGGAGATGGCGAAGCTGTTTGCCATCCACGGCAAGTCAGCATTGGAGAAAAAGTTCAAGGGCGAGATGGAATCAGGAATGCCGGTTGTTCCGACGCAGCCAGCGTTTCCCACCCCTGACCAGATCACGCCCGTGGGCGCCAGCGCGGTGACTGAGCAAAAGCCCGTAATGCCACCGCCTCCCGTGACGACCCCGTTCTCAGGGCCGCTGCCTGCGGAGCCGACGGCTGCGGTTCGCAATGTTCAGCCTGAGCCTGAGCCGGTAACGGTGAATCCTTTCTCAATGGATTTGAAGCCTGAGTCGGCCCGCCAAATAGGGATGGGCGAAACCATTAAAGGAGGGCCAAAAGTTGAAACAGCCAGCGCTTCAGAATTGTTTGCGGATTTTGGCGCTGGAGCGGCTGAAGTTTATGACAGTGTAAAAAACAATCAAGGGATCGACCTTGCCGACACCTTGAAGGTTTTGATGCCGCAAGAGATAGACGCGGCTGACAAAGAGCTGCAAAGGATGTCTGACGAAGGGACTTCCGCAGAACAGCTTTTGGCGGGTGCCGCTGGCGTCGTCCAAGGCGGGCTTGAACTGGGTAACGGATTGGTCAAGTTTTTGACCAGCGCAAACGGGATCATGATGACCGCTGGAATGGGTGTTCCAATTTTGAAAACCCCCATAGCGATCAAGTTTGCCGCAGACATGATAGAAGGCGGATACATTAATTCCAAAGAAGCTTTAAAATCTTTGGATGATGGTGATTTGCGCGGGTTTGGCAAACAGGCCACCGCAGCGTTTCTTTCGTTTCTTGGCGCAAAACACGTTGGCAAACCGGTTTACGATAAATACATTCCTGACGTTTCTGCGTTTGTGCCTGGGGCTGAATTGAAAAAGCCTTCCATTGCAGAGCGGACCAAGGGCGTAAAATTTCAAGGTGTCAACCTGAAGCAGCCTGCTGGCGCATTGCCAACTCAAGGCCCAGTCACCGAAGAGCAAGCCGCCACCAAGCAGCAAGAGGAAGCTGCGATAATTGAAGAGCGCAAAAAGACCAGAAACACGGCCATTCAAAACGCTCGCCCGGCAGTTCTTCTTCCTAGCGGTGAAACACTTGTTGGCAACCAGGGTGAAAGCCACAACGAAATCATCGCCAGAAACAACCTGACAACCGATCAGGCAAGCAGCCTTGAACGCGTGTTTGTTCTTGGAAACCGAATACTGAACAGGCCAAACGCGGCAAAGATTTTAGGCGTTCCAACGCTAACAGAACCAGGGAAGCTTCATTCTGGCGATTTGGCAGCGGCTCAAGAGGCTTTGTCTGGAAAACCCCTTGAACCTTCAACAAAGCGGGAAGGCGAACCTGTTGGCCTTGAGCCAGCGCCTGCCACTTCGGAGATTGTCCAGCCGTTCGAAGGCGAAGTCGCAGAGGTTGCGCCGCCCGTTGAGCCGGTTGCGGCCAAAGAACCCGTTGTCGAGGCTCCTGCCGCTTCCGCAGAGCCTTCCACTGTTGTTTCTGCCGTTCCTGAGGGGGAAGCTGGGTTGCCTTCAATCGGTGAAGTCATTGAACATCCTATTTCAGAACCTGAATCCCCTTACGGAGCCACCGAGGTGTGGAGGGCTGACGACGAGTCTGGAGATCAAACCATTCAAATTGAGTTTGCCAACGGAGATCAAGTCCGGGTTCGTGCTGGGGTGCAGGCTGACGGATCTTTTATTCCGGTAAACAAAGCGATTGATGAGGTGATCAAATCAAGGCCGCGGAACCCACTGCAAAAAAGCGGCCAGACCGTTGAAACTCCCAAACTGATTTCAAACAAAGGCAAAAAATCAGGGTTCTTTATTCGCCCCAGATCTGACGGCATTTGGGACATTTTAGACGAAATCGCAATGCAAAAGGGGCTGAGGGCAAAAGAAGCCAAAGATGTTGGCGGCGAATACGACGGCTATAACAGCGCCATTAAAGGCATTGCCAAGTGGGTTGTCAGAAAAGGGAAGGGAATGCGCCCAGACATCATGGTCAAAAACATTCAAGAGCGGTTTCCTCAAATTCAAAACTCTGACGACCTTTACGCTGCAATCGACGCCGCGGTGGAAGCTAGAAAAGCCAATGCTAAAACCGGAGGGGGATCTGAAGCGCAGATGATGAGGTTTTACGAAGCGGCGGTTGAACCTAAAAACAAAACCAAGCTTCAGAAAATTCCAGCGTCATCTTTGGTGATTGGTCAAAAGTTCAGCGTAAAAGCTGAAAAGTTTCCAACCGCAGAATTTACCGTAACCGGCAAAGATGAGTTGCAAGAGGTGATCACGGTGCGCGATGGAGATGCCTTTGGGGTTCAAGAGATCCCCATGAGTGATGACATTTTCATCAAAAAGAAAAGCCTTACAAAAGCGGAGCCTCAGGTGGAGTTTCCAAGGGAAACCGAATTGATTGGGGAGCTTCCTGAAGCGGAGCCAATTGAATCTAAAAAGGGGACCCCAATGGACGAGGCGTCAAACGCCGCCGACCTTCCTCCTAAAGAACAAGTGACACTGGACGACGTGGAACCGGAATCTGAAGTCGGCCCTGGCCTTATCGGGTTTGGGGGCGCTATGCCTTCTGAGTTTTCGTATGACAAAGGGGAGGCTATGTCCATTCGGAATGCCGATGTGGACCGTCAGCTTTCGGCCTTGGGATTTTCTCCGCTTATGAAGGCGGCAAAAAAAAGCTTTGGCGTGGTGTGGGATCGTGCAATGGCTCGGATGGAAAAAGATAGCTATTATCAAGACAAGTTAATTAAACAGCTAAAAAGAAAACCAAGATCCGTAACCGACGAGGAGGACGCCGTCCTTCTTCACCGCCAAATCGACCTTCGCAACGATTACAATCGGGCCAGCGCTCAATACAAGCAGGCGGTTGCTGATAAGAATGAAACATTGATCAATCAATACAAGTTGGCTGTTAATTCCATTGGTCAAATGATAGAGGAGTTGGCTTCCGTTACGCGAAAAGTTGGCACCGAAACCGCTCGGGGGCTAAACGCCCGCAAGCTCATGCTTTACGAAGATTTTTCGTTGGCGAAGATGGAATCCGATGCCATCAATGATCGTGGTGGGAAAATTTTTGACATATCCAACCCGGTTGATGTGGCGGAAAAGCAAAAGATTGAGGATCTTCACGCCAAAATCGAAGCCGCAGCAAAGACTTACAACGAATACGTGGAAAAGTCCAAAGCTGAAAAAAGCGAGCTTGAGGCCAAGGCGATATTGGCCGAACAGGCGTTAAAAGAAAGAGCCGCTCTTCCAAGTGATTACATCATTGATTTGGCCAAGCGGTGGACCAACAAACTTCACAACAGCAGGGATGCCGCAAGGGCGAGAATTGCAAAAAGAAAAGTTGATGGAAGACTTTTTAGCGGTGGCTTGGATCCTGAAGATTTGGATGATTTTGCCATCATTGCGGCAAGTCACATTGCGGATGTGGGGTTGGACGTTGTCAAGGTAGGGGCGCTGTTGGCTGATGAGTTTGGAAAAGGGATCAAACTTCACATTGAGGAAATTTGGAATGCCGCTCGAAAGATCATCGACCAAGGGCCGGAAGGAGCGCAAACCAAAGACGCAAAAGACAAAGTCAAAGAAAAGGTAAAGCGCGAAAAGCCCACCATTGAAACAATCAAGAAAGACATCTCTGAAAAGATGGACGCTTTTGATTTGGACCCCGACAGCGACGGAAAATTGGACATCTCTTATGACGTTGTAAAACTGGCAAGAAAGTTTGTTGAGCAGGGCGCTGTGGACAATTTTCCAGTCGAGCAGCGGGCAATTGAGCTTGTTAAGCTGGTTCACAATGCTTTGATGGACATTGATGACGAACTCACTCAGAGAGACGTCATGGATGCCATTAGCGGTTACGGAAAATACAAAAAGCTGTCAAAGGATGAGATTTCCGTAAAGTTGCGCGATTACAAAGGTCAGATGCAACAGCTCGCAAAGCTGGAAGACCTTTTGGCAACCGGCACCTTTGAGCCAACAGGCGTTGAAAAGAGAACGCCGTCTGACGAAGAAGCAATTTTGATCAGCAAGGTGAGGTTGGATCCTTCATATCAAAAGAAAAATCAGATCAAAAGCAGAATGTCGTATTACGAGCGGCAAATTCGTTTGCTCGAAAAGCAGATTGCCAAAAAAGAGCGCATTATCAAAACCAGAAAGTCCGCAGTCGCAGACAAGTCCTTGAAAGCGCTTGTTGTAAAATACAAGGCCACCAAAGAGCTGTTCGACAAGACTTTTGAAGGGGATTGGCTTGATGTTCAAAAGAGGGATGAGCTGCTCAAAAAGGAGGCTGCGAGGCTGGACAAGATCATTGCCGAGAAGCAACGCAGGTTGAACACCGGAGAGGTGGAAGCCAAGCCTCGAGTCCTTGAGCCTGTTGACAAGGTGATCAGTGAAAAGAGAAAGAAAGCCTTCGATTTGGAAAAGCTGATACAAAAAGCCAGAAGCCAAAAGACCGCGTCTGCCAGGGCGCTTCAAGCAAAAGAGAGGGAGCTTAAAAAAATAAACGAAGAGATTGAGAAGAGGAAGGCGGATTTGGCCGCAAACAGGGTTGACGTTAGAAAGCGAGTTGCAAAACCCGTGGACCCGGAAATCGCTGTTGCACGGCAGCAGCTCAAAGAAGTGAATGAGGAAATCCGACTTCGCAGAGAATCGGCCAAGCCAAAAGCCACCTACCAAGAGAGGGCGCTAAAGGCTTACAAAACACGCTTGGAAAAGTCCATTACCGACCTTCAAAGACGAATCAAAGACAACGATTACAGCCGAAAGTTGAAAAAGGATTTCAAGTTGGATGACAAGGCAATTGAACTGAAAGCGATTGAGCAAAACTTCAAAAACGAGCATCGGAGAAATCGGGAGAGGGTTAGAATTCAGAACATGAAGTGGTATGAGAAAGTCCCTCGTTGGCTCACTAGCGTTTACCGATCCAACATTTTAACAGCTCCAACAGCCATTGGTAAATTGCTGAGTGCCGCAACTTATCGGGTCGCCATTGCCACAGCCGAAGAAGCTGTTGGAGGCGTTTATAGCCGGTTGCCGATTATTAAAGAATACGCTGCCGGCGCTCCCAGAGAGGGGTATTTCAGCATTGAAGCTGAGTCTAGGGCCATTTCAAGGGCTTTTACTCAAGGCATGAAAGACGCCAATCAGCTTATCCGAACCGGCACAAGCGACCTTGAATTGAATTACGGCAAACAGCGCATCATGCCCCGAGAATGGACCGAGTTTGTTGGCAACCTGCACAGCGCGTTAAAATCCAGCGCAAAAAGAAACGAGTTTGAACGATCCTTTGCAAAAAGAATGGAATTTGCCATTAGAAAAGGGGTGGAAGATCCCACCGACATGGTGGTGCAAACCAAAATTGCAATGGACGCATACAAGGACGCCACGCGTGCGGTTTTTCAAGATAACAACATGCTCGTGGAAGCATACAAACGCGCAATGTCTAGGTTTACTCAAGAAGACATTGAAGGAAAGACGAGCAAAATTGGAAATTCGTTGGCATTTTTTCTTAACACGGTGCTTCCCATTGTTAAGATTCCAACAAACATTGCCAGCGAAATTGCACAATACAGTGTGGGAACTTTAATGGCGGCTGGCCAAATAGCCATAGACGCAAGCCCAGGATACAAGTATTTGATCAAAGGCGATTTGAAAGTTGGCCTTGAAATGATCCGAGGATCGATTGATGGGCTGAGTCCAGAGGCAAAAGATCTGGTGATGAGGAATTTGAAAAAGGGGAGTCTTGGAGCGGCGTTGGTGGCGGTTGGATTTTGTAATCCATCTATGTTTGGAGGTTATTACCAACCTAGGGAAAAGCGCGAGCCGGGAGATTTAAAGCCTGGCCAGGCAAGGCTTCCAAAGATACTTCAACACATGAAGCTCATGGGATACAACGTCACAAACGAAGCGGTTCTTTCAATTTGGATTCACAACCCGCTGCTCGAGTGCGCTCAAATAGGGGCAACAATATCAAGGGTGGCCAATTCTTACGCAAACAAGCACAGTATTGAAAAGCGGGGGATTGGAGAAGGGATTTGGCAGGCTGCTTGGGGTGTGGCAGAACAAATTCCTTTTACTGAGCAAATGTTCAAATTGTCCAAGTTGCACGATGCTGATCAAAGAGACAAATGGCTTCATTCGATTGTGAAATCCGCAACGATCCCTCGCGCTATTCAATGGATAGCCGAAATGCAAGATTCCGACCAAGATTGGAAACCCATCAAGCGCGAAGAGAAAACATTTTCTGAATCTCTGCAATCTGGAATTCCATACATGAGGCAAAACCTTCAACAAAAGATGGAAAAAATCCCATTGCCAAAAGGCATGCCAAGGATGCCAAAGAAATAAAAAGGCCGCTTCCCATCTCTGGGAGGCGGCGTGAATCGATCGGGATCTTAAACTAGGCTGTGGGCTTCTTAGCCTTGGGCAAAGCCGCTGCGGCGGCATCTGCAGCGGCCTGAGCGGCGGCGGCAGCGTCAGCAGCAGCCTTGGCGTTATACGCGTCCCATGCGGTCTGGGCGAGCAGCGCACCTTCAGCCGCAATCCTCAGCGGAAACCCGCCGATTCTCAGTTGGTTGTTGCGGTCATAGAATTCCGCAATTTGGCCAACCAGCACGCCACCCTGGCCGTCCGGTGAGAGGATGGCGTCCCCTCTCATCAACTCGGTTCCATTTATGTCTTTCATAACAGAAAAACAGACTGGATCAGGGAAGGAAGG